ACGAGTGTAGATCCATGGATAGCGAGGTGGGGGTTAGCTGTCTACTATTTCGTTGATGATGCTGACGGGTAGTCCTACCTCGTCGCTTATCTTCACTTTATCCCAGCCGAATCCTTTCATGTCGCGTACGGCATCGATGGTTTTCTTGCGCAGCACTTTCAGGTATGTTAGTAGGTTCATTTGTTCTATCTGCAGCGAATCGCCAAGTCCGTCTTTCGATAGGTCGTAGAGTGCGTCTGATGCGTCGGTGGTGATTGGGTGTTCGGGCTTGAGCTTGAATTTGGTGAGCAGCGAAAATGCTGTCTTGCTGAACAGGTAGCTGTTGAAGGCTTGGAAGTTGAATGATATGGCGGTGAGTGTTTCGAGTGGTAATACTTCGAATTCTTTTGCCAGAGCGTGTGCGTGTTCGGAGCTGTATTCCTTTTCGGGGTAGTAGAGTATGGCTGCTATTAGTGGTAGCGATTTTTCGCCTTGTTCTATTAGCGAGTGTGCTTCGATGTATTGTAGTGCTGTGAGCGAGCATGTAAGTGTGCCATATTCTTTCTGTATTTTGTAGGCGTGGTAAGTGCGGTTGTTTATGCTTATGGTGGGTATAAGCTGGGCGCAGAAACAGAGGTCTACAACGTATTGATACTCTAAACGTCGCAGCACACGAGCAATGGGAATGTTTAATCGGAATGGGTCTACCCGACGGCAAAGCTCGTAGGTTTCCTTGCTCACATTCTCCAGCACTTCGTTGTTATCGGGATACTGGATAAGGAAAAGGAAGGTGAGCTGTTCGGATATAGCTACAAGGTTTGCCACTTGCTCTTCGGTGCGAAAACGACGCTTCTGCCATTTCATTATTCTGCACAGATGGTTGATGCGCACTTCGCCTGCCGACAGCTTTCCTGCTGCCATTGCCAACAAGTCGGTAACCAGGCTAACGAACTGCTGTTCGGTCATACCTTCCCAGCTATTGGGTATGCGATGTATTTCGCCTTTGTATACGAGTTCTATATCTCTCATGGCAGCATTATTATTTTATCATCGGGGTTGTTGTATGCTGAATAAGAACTGACGTCGGCAGTGGTATCGGTAGAGAGCAGCGTGTCTACATTAAGCAGCAGCTGCTCTGCCTCTCGGTCAAGTCGGTCGGCTAATGATAGTGCTGCGACGAGTTCGTCTTTTCCTGAACGTGAAGCGTGGCTGTCGTCGAAGAGGTTGCGTATAGTAGGTGGAAATTCCAAAATGTCGAAACGGCGCAGCGATTTGGCGATGGTCTTTTTTGCAAGGGCGAGCAACAAGGCATGCTTGACACGGGAACTGTTGTCATCGGTGAGTTTGTCGAAGTAAGCCGACAATTGCTCGTCCAATGTCTCCTTCTGCAGTGGAACCAGGCGAAAGAAAAAGAAGTACGACATATCGATAGGATATATCGTGTCGAAGACTTCTGCTGAGTGAATTTGGCACTTCTCCAGCATCTTGTTGTAAGGAGCCTCTTTCCAGAGCTTTGAGGGTTCGCTTACCGTATCAGTAGAGAGCAGCCCTACAAGCGTATCGATGGCGTTGTAGTAATTTTCCATGTACGAACGACGCATCGCCTCGATTTCGTACTTATATACATCTATCTCGTTTTTTCTACGGTTGATACTGTCGAATACCAACTGATGCGCCATTGTAAAATTGGCAATAGCTGTTCGCAAAGCCTCTTTAAGCTCTGTGTCCTCCTGCAAGTTGAGAATAGCCTTGAATACTGAAGTAGTCAGAATGGTTTCCACACGCTTGCGAGCCGAATTGCCTGAAGGCTGCAAATCCTGCAAGTCGATATTTGTTTCTACGCCTGGTGCATAAGAGCTGAAAGTGGCGAGATTACCGAATAGTTCTTGAAGTATTTTCATGCTTGTTGCTTGTTTAATCGGTCCTTAGGTGATATGTCTTCCTGTCGCTGGGGCACTTCGCGATAGAACCCAATACGATAACCTTGTTTATAAAGGTTTGGGAAATTCAGCTTCAGAGCGATGTTGAATGGCTCGGAGCAAATCTCGTCTTCGGGTGTGAGCGATATTATATAAATGAGATAGTTGTAGTACGAATCAGAACCCGACTTGCTGATTACACCGTCCTTGCTCACCGCAGAGATGGAAGCATCAAGCCCTACTGAAGACAGCAATGCTTCTTCGGTGCGCTTATCGTAGGCAATAAGTGAATCAATATATTCCTTATATTTAAGGTCTATCGTTTCAATCTTCCACTGCTGCTCGTGTCCGGAAGCGTCCATGAACGATATTGAAGAATAAGCCTTGCCTTGGTTCTCTGCACCGCTGAGATAATCGCCTATCTTACGCAGCTCCAAGCGCATGTATTCCACCAGCAACGATTCTCGGTACTCCGTGCCTATCTCTATACCATTGTATTTTACCAAATCCTTATCCTTCGATTTGCGTAATTTGTTCTCTTCACAAAGTTTCGTAAGCTGCGAACGCTTGCTAACCACCCATGCGTTGGGAATGATGATGTGTATCTTGGCTGCCAACGAGTTGCGCAAGAAAGAATTGATATAAGTAGCTGTGCTGTTGCTACCCAATATATAGGGGCGTGCGCCCTGATGGGTTTCGTTCACACCATAGAACTCGTCTACCGATTTCTCGCGATGGTGCGATACGGCTGCATATAGGTAGTTGTCAACTTCTGACAATGCGAACTTCGGATAAATCTTATAGTTGCCAAGTCCGTAAGACCAACGCCCCACAGCTATATGACGGAAGTCGCTATAGTTTATCTGTTCGTAGGCTATATCCTGACGAGTGGTAGCAAGACGGCAGTGCTTGTTCTCTACTGATTCCATACCAGCAACAGGCATCATTCCTAAACGCTTGCCACGTGCAAAGCGGAACTTGCAGAAGAAGTCTCCGAAGTAATAGAAGTTCTTGATATTGGTCTTGGCAAACTCCTGCGCAGTAGTCTCCATACCTCGTTCCTGCCAAGTGTCCAACCAATCGTCCCATTCAGGCAGTGCAGTGTATACACGTTTCATCTTACCATCTTCCACTGTCCGCATATAGGCACATGGTCCATTACCATACAGCATATTTATTTCTTTGCTGTACAGGCGAGGCAGCAGGCGGTTCTGTTTAATCTCTGTCGTCACTTCATCGCAGAGATTGTTTTTCACACCACGCATACACACCTGATAACCATTGACACTAAGCCACTGGTGCTCGTGAAGGAATAAATTATTTCCCTGTGGTATTAGCAGCCCAGGAGTATTGAACAACTGTTGTCCCTCTCCTATTTGAAAAGAGATGACATTGCCGTCTGCAAAATAGTTACCGGCATTGCCGTATAGTTCTATTCTATCATTCATAACCAATTTATCTTGTGAAGTTTATAGCCGTCATTCGGAAAGCCCATGTATCGGATAAGTATGCGATAACACATCTTTGGATTGCCGTCTTCGTCCTCGAAAAGGAAATAGTTCTCTGCATCAACCGAAAATCTATCTTGTGGCAGCTGTGTCCTATACTTACAGTGCTTCTTTACCGTCAAGGTGTCTCCAGCCACACCCTGCGACCTTGAATAAGGAAAGAAGCAGAGCGTGAAGTCTCCTTGCGGTAACTTGCTTATCTCCCTTGCCCACTGCATTGCATTGATGCCGTCTATTTCGATAGGTTTCTCCATCACTTGCGAAATTATTCAATTATCCTATTGCGACAAAGGACGTTCGCTGGAGGTGGTTCGTCATATTTCCACCTTTTTGCGAGGTTGCACCGCATTATCAAAAATCAGCGGTGCGTCCTGACTTGCGTCGTTTGTTTATTTTGATTTTTCATTTTTGAAATGTAATATTTTGATTTTCAACAAAGTAGCATTTTTACCTATGTAAAAAGCCCTCGTTATTGCCTTATTTTGGACATTTTTTATCTTCGTTTTTGTACTTTATAGGGGCTTATATCGCTATATTTTCGGGTAAATCGTCCGGATAACTGCTCAATTCCTTTTTAATAAGGTCTGAATAAAGACCATATAAAAGGTAAATCATTGCACTTGGAAGCTGTGTTGTCAGTCCTGGACGACGTTTTAATTCTGTTTTCTTCTCACTTGATTTATCAAGCTCGATTTTACCGTTCGTTTTCTTCAGCGGACTGATAAGAATTGCACTGCAAAGGTTCTGACATTCATTCTCATCGATACGCACCTTGGGAAGCAAGGGAAGTTTCTCGGCAAAGAGCAACTGACACAAGCGGAACTGCTGCCAGTGGTAAATAGTAGGTGCGCCATCGTTATAGAGGAAAACAGAAAAACCGTAACTCTCCAAGGCTGCCTTCATCGTCAGCGAGTCGGTCGTTATTTGCTCCAATTCTTCCCTTGTTTTGTTTCCTGCACGGTCGGGATAAAGATGAATAACTTTATTTACGGCATCTGAACCAAAGAACGAATACACCTGCTGCGCAAGGTTCTGCTGGTCGTCGGGTATATATGCCCAAAATTCCTTAATAATATCGAAGCGACTGCCGTACTCCTTTTTCTGTCCGACGATAAGCGATTGAAAATTACCAGGGTCGTAACCTATGTACAGAGGTTCGCGCTTATCGTAGTGGCGAAGGTAGCGTGCGGTGAGAGTGAAGTGGTCTTTAAGGTTCAGCTTCAATATTTGGTCGTAAATGTAGCTGTCCTTGAATTGGTGTCGCTCGTGGTCATAGCTTGTAAAGAACTTGTTGGTAACCTCCTTATGGCGGATAGCACAGATGGCGGTAAGGAACTCATCCATATCAAGGGTATCGAGCTGCGTCTTGAAGAACTTCGGTCCGAGTATATCCTTATTACAGAATGAAGATGCCCGTATATAATAGATGGCATTGCGTCGCATATCGGCAATACGTGGTTTCCACCGGGCGATAAATGCTTTGAGTTTTTGGTCTTCCAGACGTATCTTTTCTATCGGGACAGGATTCTTGGTGTTGCGCAG